CCTACATCAAGTCCTCCTATAACTTCAGCAAATCGTTCTCCAATATAATCACCTACATGTTTTTCTTCATCTAAATCAAGATAAATTTGAGATTCAGTCGTAGTCCACTCACACTCGTACTCTTGAAGATAAAGAGCTTTGGTAATAGAACGTCGAGCTTCGTCTACGTCTTTTTCTGAAAGAAGTGGATTAGCTCTCCAAGTATGTATTGAAGAGGACCAATCTGGATATTCTGGATCTTCTCCACGTAAAAAATACTCATATAGATAGTTGCCTTTGCCACGAGGTGTAGAAATCCATAAACAACGAGAATCTGTAAAAGTTGACAGTGCAGGACGTAAATCTCGCGTATAATACTCATCATTAGGAATAATTGCAGCTTCGTCTACAATTAAGAGGTTTGCTGCACGACCTACTAGTGAATCTCGGTTATTAGCTGAAAGCAACCTAAAAACTGAGCCATTTATTAATTTCACCACCTTATCTTTTTGGTTGAAACGCTCAACTTCAATATCAAGTTGTCTAATTAAGTCTGTAACATAATCCCAAATAATTGAAGAAAGAGAAAAGTTAGGAGCAACAACCATAACTTGTTGACCAGGCTCTAAAAGTTTAGCAAATGCTAGAATAGCAGCTGCATAAGACTTACCAGTACGACGTGCAGCAATATGCACAACAAATCGGTGAGAGTCTAGATTTTCAACCATTGCCCATTGAGACTCATTAAATTGAACTGGGTTTGGGAGACGATCTAGAAGACGTTGAATTTTAATACGAAAAAATTTATCTGACATTACCTAAAATATGGAATTATCATTGAGAGAAGGGAAATTAAAGCTGCTGTTACACCGCCTATCCATAGCAGAGTTTTGAGAGAAGTTTTGCCTTGTGTTGCCATTTCACTGATTGTGTTTAGTTTTTGCTCCATTTTATCCATACGGCTTTCAAACCGCTCAAACATTATAACAATTGTATTATAACGTTCTTCACAAACAGCTTCGTGAGCTGATATCAAAGACTTATTAGACTGTGAACGCTCATGCAGCCTATCTATATCAAGTTGTATTTGATCTAATTCGCGCTCAGTATCTGACATTATATCTCAAGTCTTAATAATATAGTTTACTACTTCGCTCGGTAGAGTAGTATTAACTGTAAAAGAATTAACACTTAGAGAAGGAACTGTAAGTGCAGGGATTGACAATGCTGGGATTGAAAGAGCTGGGATTGAAAGAGCAGGTACAGAGTGTGTATGGCTCGAACCAGCTAAGTTCCCGACTCCATGCGTATGACTTGAACCAGCTAAGTTTCCAACTCCATGCGTATGGTTGTTAACAGTTAACGAAGGTATCGTCAAAGCTGGAATTGACAAAGCTGGTACTGTAAGTGCAGGGATTGTGTGGGTGTGGTTTGCCTGAGTAATTGAAGCAATTGCTGACGTTACAGAGGAGTCTTTTGCAGACGCAGCAACTGTTACGTTAGTCGGAGTTAAATCACCAGCGCCATCTGCGCCTGTAGTTCCTGTTCCTGTATTACCTGTTCCTGTATTACCTGTTCCTGTGCTATCCGCCGCAGTAGTTGCTGTTGAGTTAGCTGTAGATCCTGTAATAGTAACTCCAGAGCCATCAGTGTCTCCAGTTATAGTTACGCTTGAACCGCCCGACGTAGCTGTACCAGTGTTACCAGTACCTGTATTTCCAGTTCCAGTATTAGCTGTGCCTGTATTAGAAGCTGCAGTGGTTACTCCAGTTTTTGAAGCTGAGGTAAGAACTGAAGAAGCACCCGCAGATCCTGTAGTAGTGCCAAGTGTGGCATTGTTAGTTCCTTTGCCGAGTGGAACTTTATCTCTTAAATCAGGAACATTAAAGGTTGTTGAACCATCTCCTACACCAAAAGTAGTTGAGATTACAGCAAAAAGACGAGCATAAGTTGTGCGCGATACAGCTGAGTTATCACAGAGTAAGTAACCAGTTGGAGCTGCTGCACCCCCATATGCCATGATAGTTCCAGCTGGAATGATCTCAGCTCCACCTGCAGTAGAACCGTCATGAATTCGAATGTTGTTAGTATCTGTATCGAGTGTTATCTCACCAACTAGACCTGTATAGCCGTTGTTTTGTGCTGAGGTTCCTCGTCTAAATTGTAGCTGTGTAGCCATCGTTTACTCCTTATAGTGTTCCTAAATCAAAAATGCCTGTAACTGTAAATGTGTTAGATGAATTAGTGCCTATCGCTACATTTGCCGTAAAAGTGCTAGATAAAGTAATTGTATTAATTGACACGGCGATATGTTCAGGCAGTGATTCTAGATACCTGCTGAAGTTAAAAGTGCCTCCAGACCCAGCAGTGCCATCACCAATTTGTTGATACATTTGATCATTATAAGCAGAATATACAAATCTATTTCTTAGATTAGTGCCTTCAATATTACCAAATATAGCTTGTCCATTAGCAGTAAAACTGCCCATCTGAGTACTACCACCGATAGTAAGATTACCAGTTGTTGTACCGTTACCAACTGTAACAGTAGCATCATCAGTGATTTCAAACTTTGAGGTAACGTCTCTTCCGAGACCGCCCATAAATGGTGTAACTTTTTGTGACATAATTACCTTTCTATCATAATTTTAACCACAGGTCAAAATATATTTATTAGAGTGCCCCTAAGTCGAGTGTTGCAGCTAACTTGTCAACTGTAACTGCATTATCTGAAATATCAGATGTTCCAATTGGTGTAATTCCTGCTATACCAGCTGCAAGTGCAGCTGCATTAGAAGAACGAGTCGCCTCAACTGCATAGTAAGCAGAAGATTGTCCATCTAAAAGATCAGCATCTAATCCAGAGCCTGATCCGTCTACCGTTTTAATTTTTGTTAGCACGTCAGAAGCTGTATAATCAGAGGAATCAAGTTTTGTTGCGATTCCAGCAGCTAAAGCAGCTGCATTAGAGGAACGAGTAGCCTCAACTGCAAAATAAGCTGATGATTGACCATCAAGTAAATCTGCATCTAATCCTGACCCTGCACCATCTACAGTTTTAACTTTAGTCAACACATCAGAGGCTGTATAGTCAGCAGCATCAAGCTTGGTAGCAATCCCAGTAGCTAAAGAACCTGCATTTGATACAGTAGAAAAAGTAGAGTTAGCATAAGTACCAAAGTTATCAACAGTTGTAGTAAGGGTTGCTACATTGTCTTGCACTACATTAATATTAGAATTAAGTTGAATAAAGCCAGCTGATGCATTAGCACGAGTATCATATACAGACCCTTGAACCCCGTCTAACAGATCTGCGTTCAGATTTGTGACAAGAGTTGTTGAAGCAACTGTAAATGGTGCAGTGCCTGTAGCAACTGTAGATTCAAGAGTTGATAGAACAAGATCGCCATATGAGAACGAGCCGTCGGTGATATCGATTGAAGCATTTGGTTCTGGGTCGTATTCATCAAACATTTTAAATTTTGCATCAGAAATGTCAAAGAACATGCCAAGATGTGTATATCCAGGTTCTGACTGTCCAGCATTACGGTTAGACACCCAACCTGTATCAACTTGTGTAGGAGCAGCAACACCGCCCCACTCATCTCCTATTGTGTGTCCTGTGGTAGCTTCAAATGTAACTGAGATACCATTAGCAAGAGACTGCTGCCCACCAGTTATCTCAACGCCAACTGCCTCACGAGAAGTAAAGTTATCAAGAGACCAGTCAAAGGTATCAGGAGTACCTGTAGCATTAATTTTTACATTAAACTGTTCTGTAATTGGTCCAGTATAGTGTCCCAATAGGGTAGCGTCATCTAAACCAGATCCGATAAATACTGTTGCAGAATCACCGATTGTATCGCCAGAGTTTAAATACATAAGTGAGTTAGCAACTGCAAGAGAATTGACCGAGGTAATAGACTCTGAACCTAAAACTGCAAGGTTACCAGCAACAGTTAAATCAGCATCTACATAAGCAGAACCTGTTACTCGGAACGATTCAGCTGTTTGGTTTTGTACATCTAAATAAATACAACCATTTGTTCCATCAGTGATGAGCACAATACCTAAATCAACGGCAAAATAAGGATAAGTTGGGGCAAGATTTTGTAAAGAACCAGCTGTGGGACCTACGTGAACTCGTTGACCTGAAGTCAATCCCGTAGTATCACCAAACGCAATACCAGCTCGCTGAACAAAACCAAAAGCATCATCAGCAATAGATTCGGCTGTTAAACCAACGGCATATGAAGTAGCTTCAGTAGCTGCGTTTGCAAGGGCGATAGTAGGTGTTCCACCGTCTTCTGATACAAGATATACAGGTTTTAACTGGTCAATGGTAGCGCCAGAAGTATTTTTAACGTAAACCATTTCATCCTGGCCTACCATAACATTAGCAGATATTCCAGGACCCATAACTTCTAGTGCATTTCTTGCTGCGTTATAGTGTACACGACCTTCTGCGTGTTCAGGAGCGAATGAATCTAAAATAGCAAAGTCAATGGTATTAGACTGCAGAGCCAGATTACCAAACTGTTCTACAGCTACACGAATGCCAGCATTTGATGAACTTGTGTAAACTGCGAGATTGTCTTGCACCACATCAACATTAGCATTGAGTCTGGTTTCAGCTGATACCACATTAGCTTCAGCTGATGCTACATTATCTTGAAGTAAATTGAGGTTTGCAGTGATATTAGCAACGCCAGTATCGATAGTTACTTGTGCATCGTTAACATCTCTAATTAAAAGACCTGTCCCATCGTCATTTGAATGAAGACGGAGAGGTCCTAGATGTAGAGTGCCTGGACCTACATACACATCTTTCCAGACTAAATCTGGTGCGCCTAGAGAGTATATATTATTAGAAAAAGGTTCTACATTTGCAAAAGCTTGAATGTTCGCTTGGTCGCCATCAGTATTGTAAGTATAAAAAGTATTAGAATCTCGCCTTAACTCAACAGCATTAACATTAGCCTCAGTTGAAGCCACATTAGCAAGATATTCAACTCGAAGTGCGTTAACATTCGACTCAGCTGAAGCAACATTGTCCTGTACAGAGTCTAAGAGTGTGAGAGTAGCATAAGTAGAGGTAATATAAGAGTTTTGAGCTGTAACATTGTCTTGTATCACATCAATATTGGCATTGAGCTGTGTATAGTAAGAATCAGCATTAGCAGAAACTGTATCTAGGTTAGTATTGGTGCCTGTGAATGCATTAATAAAGATGGTAGTATTGTCTGCACGACGAGTTTCAAGTGAGGTGATGTCTGTAGCATTAGTCGCTACATTGTCTTGAACAATATCAAGGTTTGCGTTTAAACGTGTTTCAGTGTCTGCAGCTGTACCAACGGTTACAGAGGCAACATTGTCTTGAACAAGGTCAATATTAGCATTTAAGGAAATATAGGTGGCATAATCATTAGCTGCTGCGAGTGAGGTACGTAGCGAAGCTGCTGTTACTTTTTTAGTGGTATCACCGCCTACATCAACAATAGGAAGAACGTCATTATCGGCAACATCAACTGCCGCGAGTTCCGTAAGTTCGGTAATTTTTACGTTTGCCATTATATCTCCTCAAAAAATTTCTACACTGATTAATGCATTTTTGCACAGTTTCGCTACCCTGTCAAAAATGAATGTTTAAGTTAGCTCACTTTGGTTAGCTAAAATCCTTTGATCGTCTTGAGTGGTTAAGATGTCTAGTGATTGTGATAATATAAAGTTGATGCCTACATCTTCAGGATCAACAAACTGTTCTGCGATAATTGCGTCACCAGATTGTGTAATCAACATATCGCCTGATTGGGTTAAAATCTCTGATATGGTAAATACTGGAACTTCAGCTTCGCCTGTATCAAACGTACTCTGTTCAGCAAGAATCAGTCGCCCGTCTTGGGCAATGAGAACATCATCAGCCTGAGTTAATAGATGGTCAGCCGCAACTCCACCAAGAGCACGCCTCATCGCAGATATAGAAAGTAGGAGTCGATGCGCTCCTAGAGGCATTAGTTTCTCTCAGAAATATATAGAGTTCCAGCGGTGGTAGATTGAACTACAGCTATATATTTATCATTATTTGTTGGATCAGTCTCCGCTCCAAGAGAAATGTCATAAATAAACCCAGAAGGAAGAAAGTGTGAGTTTGTAGTGTTCGCCTCAACTGATGCGCCTCCAGTTTCAATAA